CGTGATACTGCCACCTTGGAGCTCTCCCGTAAACGTCCCGCTGGCAGCTTGCAGATGACCGTCAAACACATAGCGGTTGTTGACCGCATCAAAGTACAGTCTCCGCTGACCGCCCTGATAAAACGCAAGCTCATCCGCATTAAACACAGCCTTGGCTAAGCCATCCTCGCGTTGTACTACGATACCCTCGGTGCGGCTATGAGTGACGCCGTAGTAAGGCTTACCGTAGCGGACAGCGTTTTGATTGAGCCGCTTAACAGCAGCGGTAAGCGATCCGTCGATATCAAATTCGCTCTCCTGCTCGCTGACAGACGGAGCGGAGAGCGACATGTTTAATCCACCTTTAAAGGTAAATGTCTGCCTCAGGATCAATGTGTGATACGTCTCTGTACCGTCCCAAGTAATGTCAGCATCCTCCCATGCGAGATCCGCATCCTCCCACGGGAAGGACTCGGACTTGACAAAGGTGATCCTGTCGCCATGCTCTAAGTGTGGATAGCCGCGGCAATCCATCTCGATAGGCACGTATGCAAACCCGCTTATTTGCTGCAAGAGTGCATCTGTCATATCCTGCGTCATAAGCGGATTAGTCATGTACAGCGTGTGGTTTTCATCACCATCTCCGGCTTCATACGCCAGTTGCTCATCCTCGTCATAGATAACAACCAAGCGTGTGTATTTTTTAGGCGGATTAAGCTGACGCACACGCATGTAATCCGATTCGTCAAGCTCATATACAGGCGTTTCGTTTGCCGCGTATTTGCGCCAACTAACAGCGCCTGTGCGACTCATTTTGACGCTAGCACCGTGCACTCCCGCGATGTAACTCATCACTTGACGGCATGTAAAGCCAGTAGGCGCGGCGTTAAGTACATGCGGATCTATTTGTACAGACGAGTCGTAGATAAGTCCTGACTGTGCACAAACCTCGTCCCACACCTGCTGCATAGTGGCGGGATAGTCGAGTCCCGACACGTATTGGATGTCGGCATATACCAAACCGTCATAGCAGTCCAAGACCAGGATGTCATGCACGCGCTCACGGTTGTTGATATAAAATACGCCGAGCGGGATCCATTCTGTTGTTCCACCCTCCCATGCAAGGTTTGCATCATCCCATGCAATGTCTGCCGAGTCCCAGGTTAAAGAGTCGGCAAGGAGACCGATGTATGGGACAACTTGCGCATTGTTAGGGATATCATCATAAACCCGCCTTAGCGTAAGCGTTAATTTAGAAAAAACTGCTGTGCCAATTGCAAATTCGTCTGATGGCGCTACGTCGTTTTGTATGTCAAAGTCCACGATCGAGTCCATGCCGTATTCCACGCCGTCTATTTCTACTTTGGCGACCCACTCTTGCCCTCTTTGGTTTAAAAACAGCTCTGTCTCTTTTGATATAGGTATCATAGCATCATCGCTCCGTCAGCGTGATCTGCAACCCCTCCCACATAATCATGCCATTCCTCTCAAAAGGGATAGCAGCAGGACGGTTGCCCACATAAAACCGTTTGGTGACAACCGCCCCCTCCATGGGATCGGGATAGGTAAAATCAAAAAAGACGTCCTGCATAGCTTTAAGGACGCCTGATATTTGATCATTTGTGAGTGGCGGAAATGTCATTTCGATTTGTCGTTTAACAGCCACCCTAGCGCGGTTTAGTGTGCCATCAGACGTGCGTGTTGTCGCGTCTGCGTCGTCCAGGTCCATGATGGTGACGGTAAACCCGCCAGGAGCGGGATAAGCGGCGATCTCTTGACCGTTTATATACAATTTCATACAATCACCTCACACGCGGAATGGTAACTGCCCCGTGCGTCTTTGCTCATCGCGGATTACATCTATAGCCGCACGACCAATCTCACTCCGAGAGATTACGGCTTGGATGTATTTGAGATCCCTTATTGCTTGCTCGACACGACCAAGAGCGGCAAGTACATCGCGGTTTCCGCCGCTGGTCATGATCGCTTCTAATTTTGACAACGGCGCGATAACCTCAGGGTCCGTCCTTGCGCCAGGGTTGTCACCAACCATCGCCAATGTTGGACCAAAGGCAAGACCGCCCCTTGCTAACCGCGGGATCTCAGGGATGTTAATACCAAAACTTCCGACGCCAGTCAGATCCTCAACCCAGCCAGGTAAGTCGACCTTGACCTTGTTAAGTTGACGGATAAGCCAATTCATGGCGTCAATGATGATATTGATTGCGCCCTTAAAAAGAGCCACAATTCCATCCCAAATACCACCAAAGAAGTCCTTGATGCCGTTCCATGCTTTTTCCCAATCACCTGTAAAAACCCCAGTGATAAAGTTCATTAATCCAATAAAAGCTTTTTTGACACCATCGATGACTCCGCCGATAGCCTTGAATACATTGTCCAAGACCATCTTGAACGTACCGCCGATGAACTCAGCTAATGGTTTCAGGACATTCTGCCAGAGTACTTTGAAGATGTTGACAAGTTCCGTCAGCACGCCTTTAATCAGATCGCCTAAGAACTTCGCGAACGGCTTCAACACTTTTTCCCAGAGGAATGTCAGCACTGCTGACACAGCTTCGATTGCAGGACCTAGCATCTCGCTCAACGCCTTACCGAGCGGGACGAGAACATTCTCCCAGAAGGATTTCGCAACATCGGCCACGAATTGGAAAGCGACGCCCAAAACATCGACCAGCACTTCCCCCACCGGCACAAAGACGTTTTTCCACAGCCACACAAAAAACTCGCCCACAGGTTTAAGGATGTTGTCGTAAATCCATCGCAAGGCCACGGATAAAACATCCCACGCTTGCACAAACGCCGCCGCGATCCACTCGCCGAAGGGCACAAGGACATTTTGCCATAGCCATGTCGCTGCCTCGCCGATCTTGCGAAATATACCATCGACAAAACCTCTAAACGCCTCGTTGGTCTCGTAAAAATAGACAATCGCGGCAACCGCAGCGCCAATCGCGGCTACAACCAATCCGATCGGTCCCAGTGCTGCGGTCCAAGAGGTGGTAAGTGCTGTGCGCAGTACGTTTAATGCACTAACAATCCCGCTAATAATCGATGTCCAATTTGTTGCAACAAAGTAAGTGACAAATGCGGCGCCAATACCTGCAAGAGCCGCTTTTATAGCCGCGGAATTGTTTTGGATAAAATCCCTTAGTTGACCAAAGGCACTCTTAACCTTTGCAGCCATCTCAGCGGCTTTTGATGACACATCGTCCATGGCTCCGGTTATCGTGTCCAGCGCCCCTGTATCCACATCACTTTCAGCCGGCACAAGCCCACCAATAGCTCCTGCGCCAACCGCCGATGGCGTCGTGCCCCCGACAAGGTTAAGCTCGTCAAAACCCGCCACAGCACCCTTGGCTTTCTTGCCTGCTTCTTCATACGCTTCCCCTAAATCAGTAACGGCGGATGCTTGGTTTTCCGCCGCTTGTGTTTGTTTAGCGGTGTTATAACCAAATAAGGCTTGCATAAATGCGGCAATATAGTTGACTACATTTGCAAGAGCAGTAGCCATACGAGTGAGGGCTGGCAGCACGCTGTTGTAAATCGGCAAAAACGCTTGCCCAAGTGCAAGTTGTACGTTTTTAAGTTGGGCCACAAACGCGGATTGACGTGTTGCAGTGTTTTGCACAAGCTCAAGACCGTACTTAGTCGCCGTTTGCTCTAGGATTGCAAAGTAACGGATGGTTTGCTGTGTGTTAAAATCGAGTTGTGCCCAGCTGCGATTGCCGGCAAACTGCTTAAATGCATCGGTTGCTTCGAGCAGAGAGATATTAACGTTGACGCCAAGATCCTCTATCGCTTCGGTGGAGCCTAGCATACCGGATCTGATCCGGTCCATGACGTCCTCCATGGTGCGCCCCGTGCTGGAGGAGATGACAGCCGCAGCCTGTAGCAGATCCTGCGTGTAACGCGCAGTCTCGTCTGCACCCGATGCAAAACCGCTGATAAGGTTGGCAAATATCGCGCCATATCGCGTCGCCTCAGACCGTGCCATGCCCCATAGATGCGCCTGCTCACTTACCCATCTGTTAAACGATGCGGCGCTACTGCCCATCAAGCGATCAATCTGTTGCAACGCCGCCTCAAAATGGATGGCTTCTCTTGTTGCAGCGCGAATACCAAGTGTGGCTCCGGTTGCGGCTAGTATCGTGGTGATTGATCGCATCGTCTTATTGACGCCATTCTTAAATTTTTCTAAATCTTTTTGCGCCTGCATCATGCTCCTGCGCATCTGACTAAAGTCAGCGCCGGCACGCACCATCAATGTTCTTGATACAACCACATTCTCACCTCACTCTCCGGCTAATAAAAAAGAGAACGGATCAATTCCGCTCCCTTACCTCTGTTTTCCCGCCCATCTGTGCGTTGATCGCTTTGATTTGCGCAAGTAATTGCTCATCTGACATAGGTTCCGGTTTTTTGATTTTGTTTAGTATCCCTTTAAGATCGGGCATGCGCTTAACCCGCTGCCAATAAGCCGTCAGATAAGCTAGTATCAATCCTTCTTCGCTGTCTTGTTGCAATCTTCGGTTATATTCTTGTATGTGCAGATTAAGCTCATGCGGCGTCATCTCGTTGTACTGCTCAATGGATAAACCTATGCGGATTGCCGCTCTTAGGCTTTGCTCCCAGTCCCATTCTTCTGCTTCCCCGCGTTTCCCTCCGCATCACCACTCCCAAATGCAACGGCAAACGCCTCTTGCATCTTATCGATGATGTACTGATAGGTTGGAGCCTGGTCAAGCAGATCCTCCATGTCCTCCAGTTTTAAGTCCTCGCCGTTTTTTCTTGCATCGCTCAATAGACCGCAATAGACGATCTTTTCGATTTCTTCGACAGCAAATTCACCCTCTTGATTCGCCGTCATATCCACTCCTAACGCGGCCATTGTCTTGAGTGCTTTATGTCCAAAGCGCAGTTCGCGCGGTCTGTCTAACTCGATAATTACTACATCGTTGTTTTTGCTCATGTGTTGTCCCTCCAGGTTAAAGTGTTCCTGGGGCGGTTAAGCCCCAGGTTGTGCATTACGGATTAGGTAATTCAAGGGTCGGCTTGCCAGATACTTTGATTGTGATTTCAAAGCCAACAGCTTCCTCTAATTCAGCAGTTGTTTGAAACGCTGTAACAACGCCTTTAAACTTCCAACTCGCACCCATCGCTTCAGGGAATTGAATCTCGAAGTCTTCAACAGTGCTTGCCTCAAGCGCTGCATAAACGGCAGCTTGACCAGGGTCGGACGGTTTAAAGTAACCCGATGCGGTTACCTCGCCGCCATCCTTAAAGCCGCCGATAAACTCGCGATATTCCCCTTCGCTTTCCAAGGTTGTTACATCAATGGTCTCTTGTGTCATGGACGGGGACGAGATCGACGTAAGCAATCCCACAGGTACTCCAGGATCACCAATGAGTAACTTAGTGCCTAATGCTCTTTGTGGCACGGGTCATCAATCCTCCTTGTAAAATACTGAAAACTCAATTGGACAGCGGTATAATGCTGCCTGAGCTTCATATAATTCGACTGGCATCTCGTATGTCAAGTCGTCGATATAAGGACCTGCCGAGCCAATTTGGCGGCCAGGGAAAGACAATAAAATAGCGATCACCTTTTTCGCGATCGCCTTCATTTCGCTATATTTCTCCGCAATGACATTGATTTCGCCGCGGACTTCTTTGCTTGAGAGGTATCCCTCTGTTATCGCCTTGTCCCGCAAACCTTCACTCGATGAATAGATGATATAAGGGACTCCGTTGTGTTTGGTCGCCTCCGGAGCATCGAGTGGATAAACCCTGTTGTGGACCTCCGGTATGGCGATTAGTTCTTGCCGCAAAGCAGGTTCAAAATCCAACTCGATCACCCCTTTAGCGCCTTGTCTACTTCTTTCATCGCCACTTCCAGCACACTGCGTCTGATTTTCTCCTCGTTGTCATCGATTGCACGCCGCATAAAGCGGTATCCGGGAATGTACTTGCCATCTACTGTCATAAAGCCGTACTCCTGCGACGTTGGATAGTAGTAGCGTTTTCCGTCTTTCGTCTCTTTGACAAAAATGTGATTTTTAGCGGGATCCATCATTACGTTGTAAACCGCCCTGCCAGGCACTCGTCGTCTAAACTTACCGCGCCTTAGGACGATTCCTCGTTTGAGTTCTCCGGTGTCCTCCGGTGCATTGGCCCTTGCATCCTTATACGCAATGCGTGCGCCTGCTCTAGCAGACTTACTCGCAACAGACGTCGGCACTTTACCGAGCTTTTTAAAAGAGCGCTCCAGCTCTTTCATCCCTTTTATTTCCCACTTACGAGCCATCTTACTGTCGCTCCAAGGACACTTGCATTCCGTCGATCCTTCTCCACTTCTTTGCCTTGCCGATGCGATACTTAAATGCGTTGTTAGCTATCGCACTAGCCAATTTAGAAGCGGTATCAATCGAAATGAGACGACAACATACTCCAACATAAACTGCGTTAAGTGCCGGTTTCCACCACCACGCAGATTTAATTTGCATTTTGATTTCCATCTTACTGTCGCTCCTTACACATAAGCTGCAGTTCACGCTCGCCGAACTCCGGATGGATAATATGCAATATTTCAAACTCGGTTTCCCCATACTTTACCCGCATCGTCCGATCGATGTCACTACGGTACCGGATCCGGATCCTCGTCGTTACTTCCGCATGCTCGCTCATGGCAGAAAAGTATTCTCGCCCCCGGAGCGGCTCAATCCCAGCCCATACCGTAGCGACAGGCACAAATTCATTGATCGGCTGTCCATACTCGTCAACATCATCTGGGCTAGGAGGTCGGATGATCGTCACACGCTTGTTTAGGCGGTTGATAAGTAACTTAGACATACTCATCACCGCCGTAAGCGTATTGCAACTGCGTCATGATTGACTGGATTGT